AGCAGTGGTATCAACGCAGAGTACTGGCCAGGACCTCGCACCAAACCCCGCACTGGGCATCCGCAACGGCGCAGACGCCACCGCCGCCAGATGGGCGAAAACGTTCGGGCTCACACCAGACTCCCAGCCACTAGCGCCGCCACAAGCCCACGAGGGACCACGGAGGCTGCCTCACCTGGTAGAGGGAGCATGACGTGCCCAAGGCCCTCGACCCCAGGAAACGGGCAGCGATCCTCGCCGACATCAAAGCCGGGAAACAGCGCAACGAGATAGCCCGAGCACACGACGTCTCAGGCAGCACCGTCACGAAAATCGCAGCCGACGAAGGACTCAAGTCCGCCTTCGACCGGTCGCAGACGGAGAAAGCCACGCGCGCAAGGATTTTCGACGCGAAGGCTGCCCGTGCGCAGCTGGTTGAGGATCTGCTGCGGGATGCTCAGCGGTTCCGGGCGCGTGCGTGGGATCCGTACACGCAGATCGTGTCCGGGCCGCTGGGTGCGGAGCTGGTGACGACGAAGATGCCGCCGTTGCGGGATCAGCAGTCGGGTTATACGAGCATCGGGATCTGTATCGACAAGGCCGCGAAGCTGTCGGACATCGACGCTGGTGATGGTTCGGCTGGTGCGCGGTCGCTGCTCGGCCGTCTCGGTGAGGCGCTGAGTGTGGCGGCTGACAGTTTCGGCCCGGACCCTGATCCTGTAACCGAACGTGACGAAAATGCCGGTGGCTCACCGGCCGGCAAACCTCCAGAGCGTGACATTGGAACGCCCGCCGTGTAATCGCCGCTGATCCTGGCGTCGCCGTGGCCTGGGTCCTGGTCACTGGACGTGATCGGGGGCCGGTGTTGGATCTGTCGGCCGTCACCGACGTCCTGTCCCGGAAACAGATCCAGTCCATCGTCGACGCCCAGGCGCGGATCAACCTGTGGGACGGCGCGATCCGGTCGGGGAAGACCATCGCGAGCTTGCTGCGGTGGCTCATGTACGTCGCTGACGCTCCAACGTCCGGTGAGCTGGTCGTCATCGCCAAGACCTCGATCACCGCGGCGCGGAACGTGTTCGGGCCGCTGATGGACTTCGAGCTGTTCGGCGAGCTGGCCGCCGAGACGACGTACACCACGGGGTCGCCGTTCGCGTCGATCCTCGGCCGCCGCGTGTGGGTGATCGGCGCGAACGACGTCCGCGCCGAAACCCGCCTGCGCGGCCTGACCTGCGCCGGATGCTACGTCGACGAAGCGTCCCTCGTCCCCGAGCAGTTCTTCACGCAGCTCCTCGGCCGTATGAGCGTCCCCGGCGCGAAAATGTTCGCGACCACCAACCCCGATAACCCGGCGCACTGGCTGCGGAAGAACTTCCTCACCAACGATGCGCTCAACCTGCGGAACTGGCATTTCGTCCTCCACGACAATCCCAGCCTGACCGCCGACTACATCGCGGCCATCTCAGCGGAGTTCACCGGCCTGTGGTACCGGCGGTTCATCCTCGGCGAATGGGTCGCCGCTGAAGGCGCCGTCTACGACATGTGGGACGAACGCCGCCACGTCGTCGACGTCGTACCCGCCATCCAGTCGTGGGTGTGCGCCGGCATCGACTACGGCACCACCAACCCGTTCCACGCCGTGCTCCTCGGCGCCGGAACGGACGGGGTGCTGTACGCGGTCGACGAGTACCGGTGGGACTCCCGCCGCGAGCGCAGGCAGCTCACCGACTCCCAGTACAGCGAGAACCTGCGGACCTGGCTCAAAGGCGTCCGCATCCCGACGACCCGCCTGCATGGCGTCATGCCCGCCTACATCGTCGTCGACCCGTCCGCGGCGTCGTTCCGGGTCCAGCTGTTTCAGGACGGTCTCAACGTCGTACCCGGCGACAACGCGGTCCTCGACGGCATCCGCCTGGTCGCCTCGCTCATGTCGACGGACCGGTTCAAAGTGTCCCGGAACTGCCCGGCGCTGATCGGGGAGATACCCGGCTACTCGTGGTCCGACGAGCATGCGATGCGCGGTGAGGACGTCCCGGTCAAGGTCGATGACCACGGCGTCGACGCCCTCCGGTACGGCATCAAAACGACTCAGGGGATGTGGGAGCCGCGGCTGCGCCGCGCCGCGCCGCCTGACTGTCCGACCTGCCCGATACGGTCGACTCCGGACATGGCGATCCCCGCACGGCTGGCACCGTACGGGGACCTATCGCCGACCTGAACCCCTTCACAGGCAGGCCAGCTTGACCGATCGTACGTGCACGGTCGACGGCTGCGATAAGCCTCACCTCGCACGCGGCATGTGCCGCAAGCACTACAAGCGCGACGCCTACTGGCGCAACGTCGAGACCGAGCGCGAGAAGCTACGCCAGCGCAGCCCCGAGAAGCAGCGCGAGTACAACCAGCGCAACTACGAGCGCCACCAGGAGCAGCGCCGCGAGGCCCGACGCGACTACTACACCCGAAACGCCGCTGCCGCGCGCCAGGCCAGCCGTGATTGGGCAGCCAAGAACCCTGAACGTGTAGCGGCCAACAAACGGCACTACGCGGAGATGAACCGCGACAAGCTCGCGGCCTACTACCGCGAGTATCAGCGGACAAACGTTGAGCGCAGGCGGGCAAGCAACGCGAAGCGCCGTGCTGCCATCCGCTCCACCACCGTTGATCCGGTGGACTACGCCGCGATCTTGGTTGAGCACGGGATGACCTGCCATCTCTGCGGCGCCTCGATCGAATCGTTCGACGACCTGCACTTTGACCACGTGGTTCCGCTCTCTCGGGGCGGTACACACACGGCCGACAACATCCGACCGGCTCACGAGCTGTGCAACCTGCGCAAGGGCTCGAAGCTCATGGAGGAACTGAAAGCGGGGTGATTCGGCCCCGTGGCAATCGACGACCGCGCAATGAACATGTTGCCGGTAACCAATCAGCCTTGGCCGCCGCCACAGTACGACCCGATTAACTATCAGCTACGACTCTGGGACGCTTGGTATTCGGGCGATATTCAGAAGCTGAGCTGGGCCTACTACAACCTCGGCGCTAACTCTCCAGCCGGTCGCGCGTACTTCGCGACTACGGGTGAGCCTGGCATGCCGACTCCGCGGCCGGGCCAGTTCCGCGGCGGTCTCATCGGCTCGATCTCGCGGTTTTTCTGGGGCCAGCCGGTGCCGCCCGGTGAGAAGCGCACCAAGTATCACGTGCCGATCGCGGGTGACATCGCCCAGACGTCCAGTGACCTGCTGTTCAGCGAACCCCTCGTCGTCAAGTCGGAGCTGGCGGCCAATCAGGCGGTGCTCGACGACTACTTCGACGACGGCCTGCACTCCACGCTGCTGGAGGCCGGTGAGCTGGCGTCGGCGCTCGGGGGAGTGTTCCTGCGGACCGTGTGGAACACCGATATCGCGGAGTACCCGTGGATCGACATCGTTCCGTGTGACTCGGCGGTGCCGCAGTTCGCGTACGGGAAGCTCGTCGCGGTCACCTTCTGGCGGGTGCTATCGGACGACGGCAAAGAGGTCGTGCGTCACCTGGAGAAGCACATCCCCAGCCAGAACACGATCCTGCACGGCGTCTATGTCGGGAATCAGACGGACCTCGGCACGGTGTACCCGCTGACCGACTTCCCGGAGACACGCCAGTTCGTCGGGGACCTCACCGAAGGCAACGCGATCACGTTCCCTGATCAGCCGATGGACGCGAGCACGGTCGTCTACATCCCGAACATCCGCCCGAACCGGCTGTGGCGTGACCTCGGCCCGCAGGCCGCGCCGCTGGGCCGGTCCGACTACGCCGGTATCGAAACGCTGATGGACGGCCTCGACGAAACGTACTCGTCGTGGATGCGGGACGTGCAGCTCGCCAAAGCACGGCTGATCGTGCCGCAGCAGTACCTCGACAACATCGGTAAAGGCGAAGGTGCCGTGTTCGACACGGACCGGCAGGTTTACACGCCGATGCAGATGCTCGCCACCAGCGGCACCAGCGACATCGTGGCCAACCAGTTCGCGATCCGCTTCCAGGAACACGCCCAAACCGCGTCCGACCTGGTGGGCCGCATCATTCAGGGCGCCGGGTACAGCGGGCAGACGTTCGGTGAGTTCGACGCCGGTTCCGGTGCGATCACCGCCACCGAAGTTGAGCAGCGTGAGCGGCGGTCGCTGACCACCAGGGGCAAGAAGATCCTCTACTGCCGTCCCGGTATCCGCGACATCCTCTACGGCCTCCTCGCGGTCCGCCGCGAAATGTTCGGCGACACCACCGTCGAACCGGAACGGCCCGAGATCGATTTCCCTGCTGTCGTGCTCCCCGATCAGAACGAGCTCGCGTCGACCGCGAACCTGCTCGCCCAGGCCGAAGCCGCGTCCAAACAGACCCTCGTCGCGCTGGTCCACCCGGACTGGACCACGGACGAGGTGAACGAGGAAGTCTCCCGGATCTTCAGCGAAATCGGCCTGGACCTGGCGACCAGGGCCCGCGTCATGGTGTCCGAGCCGATGACGTCAACCGCGGACTTCACCGAGCAAGCCGAACAGCTCGCGCAGACGGTCAAGCCGCCGGACATCCCACCGGACGTGCCCGGCACCACCACCCAGGAGTGACCCAGATGGGCGCAGCGAAGAAAACGACCATCAAGCCGGCTAAGCGTGGCCAGCGGGCGATCAGTTTCCAGCCCGGCGGCCTCCATCAGTCCCTCGGCGTACCGGCGGGGAAGCCGATCCCGGCCGGCAAGAAGAACGCGGCTCTGCGCGGCGACTACGGGCCGAAAGCCCAGGCGCAAGCACGGTTCGCGAAGAACGTCCTCACCGGCCCCAAAAGCGGCGGCAAGCCTGCCGCACGTGGGGGCAAGACAGCTGGCCGGGCGGCCGGCAGAGGGAGGTGACCCATGGGTAAGGCGACCGCCTCACACGACCCGAACGCCACCATCCGCGACACCAGCGGCGCGATAGCGGGCCGGTGGAATCAGGGCGCGCATGCCACCACCCCGGCCGGCGGGAAGACCACACCGGTCCGGTTCGTGAACGCACCCAAGCCCCCGACGCCGGGCCCGAACGTGGACATGAAGGACGGTGACGGCGACGGCCCCGGCGGCGGGAAGCCGACCCGCACGATCGCGGGCGAGCCGATGCCGGGCGGCTGCTGATGGCCGCCACGCCACCAGCCGGGAAGCATGTCCCGTCCCGGGTGCCGAACAGCGGCCCGGTCGACGCCTCCGCGAAGGTCGCCGCGTTCCGTGGCACCAACGAGGGCCCGACCACGGTCGGCGTAAATCCGGCCCCGCCCGGGCAGCGTCTCGTGTCCGACAACGACGCGCTGACCTCCGGGACACCGGCCGCGTCGACGGAGGCGACGTCGTTCCCGCCGTACGGCGGGAACTACTGATGGCCTACTTGTGGCCCGGCGAGATCGCGTGGCCGTTCCTGGGCCAGCCCACTGAGCCACCCGCGCCGCCTGAGCAGCCTGCCCCGTTCTGCGGAAAGCGGCGCGGCGTCACCAAGTCCCCCTACCGGGCGAAGCGGCGGAACCGCCGCAAACGCTGACCAGCCCACCTGACCGAAAGGAACGACCAGCCCCCATGGGTTTCACCGAAGTCCTCACGCTCATCTTCATCTACCTCAAGCTGACCCACCAGGTCACGTGGTCATGGTGGCTGGTGCTCGCGCCCGAGGAAGCCGCCGCGGTCGCCTACGCGGCGTTCCTGCTGTTCTTCGGCGGTCTGGCGGTCGCGTTGACCCGCGACGACCGGAAGGCCGCCAGACGCGACCGCCGCGCCCAGCGGCGCCGGGACGACATGCGACGGGGCATTCGGTACTGACGATGGCGACCGAACCCGAAGCGGTCTGGCGGATCAGCGCCGCCGCGCCGCGCCGCCCTGGCCACGTGCCCGCGGCCACGGGCACAGCGTGCCCTGACACGGCGGGGGACACCCGGCCGTGACTGACATCTACTACGACACCGAGTTCATCGAGGCAGGCCCGCACGAGCCGCTACGGTTCCTGTCGATCGGCCTGGTCGCCGACGACGGCCGCGAATACTACGCGGTCACCGCCGACCCGGACGTAATCACCGCCGCTGTCGCCCACGACTGGCTCCGCGTCAACGTCGTCCCGTCCCTGCCCGTCACAGTCGAGCAGGTGCCGTGGGGGAAGGCGCACGGCTGGAGCCGCTGGCAATGGGAGTGGGACCGGGCGCACCCGGACTACCGGCACGTCAAGGACCGCGAGCAGATCGCCGTCGAGGTCCGCGACTTCATCCTTGCCGAACCCGATCCGCGGCTGTGGGCCTGGTATGCCGCCTACGATCACGTGGTCTTGTGCCAGCTGTACGGGCCGATGATCAGCCTGCCCGCCGGGATGCCGATGTGGACGAACGACCTCAAGCAGGAAGCCGTACGCCGCGGCGACCCGCACCTCCCGGCGATGCCTGGCGTCCGGTCGCATAACGCGCTCGACGACGCCCGTGAAGTCCAGTACCGGCGCCGTTTGCTTCATCCCGTCAGTCGTTCAGAGGAGGGGACGGACGAAACCGCTCGGGAAGCGTGGGGTTATCCAGCGCGCTAGGTGGCAGTTCGACGCCAGCCAGGTTCGCGCCGGTCAGATTCGTGCCGGTCAGGTTCGCGCGGGTCAGGTTCGCGACGGACAGGTCTGCGCTGGTCAGGTTCGCGCCAGTCAGGTCCGCGCTGGTCAGGTCCGCGCCGGCCAGGGTCACGCTGGTCAGGTCCGCGCTGGTCAGGTCCGCGCGGGTCAGGTTCACGAAGGCCAGGTTCGCGCCGGTCAGGTTCGCGCGGGTCAGGTTCGCGCGGGTCAGGTTCGCGCCGGACAGATACGCGCCGGCCAGGGTCGCGCCGGCCAGATACGCCCTGGTCAGGTTCGCGTTGGGGAGGGCCGTTCTGGCCAGGGTCGCGCCGGCCAGATACGCCCTGGTCAGGTTCGCGTCGGCGAGGACCGCGCCGATCAGGTTCACGCCGGCCAGGGTCGCGCCGGCCAGATACGCGCCGCTAAGAATCAGATCACCGCGTTCCTCACGTCCTCGCGGCCGTCGTCCGAGCACCGTTGCGGCAGCTCGAACGTCAGTCTCCGATGTAATGAGACCGGTTTCTTCTGCCGCCTCAAGCTCTGCCTGGCGAGTCCTTGAGAGGCGAGAGTGCTCCCCGATAAACGCCGCGAGCACTTCCACAATCGTTGGATGGTCGCGCGGCGAGTCGATCATGATGCGCTCCAGCGCGTAGATCGCGCCCAGCCGCACATCGAGCGCATCTGACCCGAGCTGTCCGATTGCCTTGGTGTACCTGTCGGTGACGTGGCTTTCGCGGGACAGATTGAAGTTCCGGGCCGTGTACACCAGTGCGGTAACTGCTGCCACGCCGGCGCCGAGCTGGAGCATCCGGCCACGGAGCGCGTCAATGGCGGTCTCCCGCTGGACCGGAGTGAGTGCTTTCAGCCGTGAAGCATCCAGCCACGGCGGGCCGAGCCAGACGAACACGGCGAACACGGCGAACACGGCGAACGCACCTGTGAATGCCAGGGGCCATCGGTAGCGCCGGCCCCATGCCCACACTCTTCTGACGATGACAGCTGCGCCCCGGGCTAAAGCCCTGCGGTGACGCCTGATCCATGTAGGCACGCCGTCATTTCAGCACATCGGACCGTGCGCCCCGAGTTGTAACGCCTGGCTCATAGGTCGGGATGTCGCGTTTACCCCATATCGATACAGGGTGACCCCTGTCACATTCTCATGGAGGAAACAGCCCGATGGCTGCCCACCCCGGCACGATCAACGTGCCGGTCAATGTCCACCCAGACACGGCCAACCTGGCCGGATTCATCTCCACTATCACCCGCGCCGACGACCTCATGCGGCAGCTCACCGCGACTGAAGCCAGCGGCCTGCCCGATAAGGCGATCAGGGCATGGGGTCTGCTGCAGCAGGCAGTCGGCGAGCTGCGCACCGGCCGCCCGGCCAGTAGCGGCCACCGGTTCACGGTCGGTCCCACGGTCGCCCGGATGGTCCACTACGTCTCCTACGGCACGCCCCGCGGTGAGTACGGTCACGCCTGCCGCGCCGCTGTCGTCGCCGACGTCGATCCGGGCCGGGTGGTCCTGTGCGTGCTCAACCCGTCCGGCGTGTTCTTCCACGCCGCCCGCCACGACGAGGGTGACGACCCCGGCGACGGCCTTGCGTCGCCGCTGTGCACGGGCCGCCGCCACGAGGGGGGCACGTGGCACTGGCCCGCCTGATCCGGCGCCGCTTCTCCTGGGCCGGTTACCCGCGCCGCTGGTGGTTCTCCCGTGCCCGGTTCCGTGCCGCGATCGACCTGCTCAACGCGGCCGACCGGATGCGGTCACGGTGGGCCGACGCGAGCCCCGACGTCCGAAACGAGATGTGGCGGGCTCTCCACACTGCCGCTGACCAGCTCGGCGAGGCCATCCAATGAGCCACCGCAAGCCGGGCCCGTTCGCGACCGGCGGCATCGTCTCCGATCACAGCCACGACGACGACCTTGTGCCTGCGCTGCTGTCCCACGGCGGTTGCTTCATCGAGGTCCAGGCCGCGAGTCCCGGCGACTACGAGTGCTACCACTGCCAGCGCGGCCAGTGCGCCCGCTGCAACGACCCCGACTGCACCTGCTGCTACGGAAACGAGGACTGATGACTGCCGTGCACATCGGCGACCAGCTCGACGCATGGGTCGCCAAGGCCATCAACGACGGGGCGATGGGGGAGGAGTTCTGGCACGACCACGCCGGCAGCACCGTCATGGGCCCAGTCGGGCCGTCGCTGCGATACACGGTGATCATCACCATGAAGAATCCGCTGCTCGGGCAGGGCCCGCTGATCATGCCGTTCACGGTGCCGATCGGTGCGATGCGGGAAGATGCGGTCCGGCTCGGTGTCCACAACGCCATGGGGCAGCTCCGCGAGCTCCACAAGCAGCTCCTCGACGCTAAGCCGCGGCTTGTGCCAGGCGGCCGGAACATCCACTCGTGAACTGGTGGTGGCGGCGGCTGACCCGCCGGACAGGTCCCGCCCCGGTCCAGGGCAGCGTGTCCACGGTGAGACCCCCGGTCAGCGGCGGTGACCCGGCGGCCAGGATCGCGGCTTGCCTGCGATGGTTCCGCGACCAGTACGGTACCGAACGGTCGTGCTGACCGAAGCCGGATCGACTGGTCTCGCGCTCGTGTCGCTGTGCTCGATGGCGCTGATCTCCCAGAAACGGCCGGCCGGGTGGCTGGTCGCGATCCTCGCCCAGTTCGCGTGGGTACCGTACGACGTCGTGACCGGCCAGTACGGGTTTCTTGCCCTGACCGCCGTGTCCGTGCCGGTGTACCTGCGGGGCTGGCGGGCGTTCCGCATCCGGAGGGGCGATGACGAGTCCTCTGCCCCGCACACCTGGCGACGACCGGGAAGACCACGCCCAGGCCGCCGGGGCCGCGATAGCGGCGATCTACGCACAGATCGAGCTGGCGATCGTCGCGGCGGTCGCCTACTGGACCCGGAAGGCAGCCGCAGGGGCGCTGCCTCCCGCCGTCGCGAACCGTCGCCTGTACCAGCAGACCGCCGCGATCTTCGCCGCGGCCCGCGACCGGATCCGGGTGACCCTCGACGAGGCGATCAGCGGCACCCTCGACGAGGTACGCGGCCGGGTACAAGCTGACGCCGGCCCAGCAGCCGCCCTGAACGTCTCCCTGCCTGACACGGCCCCGATCACGGCCCCGCTCGACGTCGCCACGCAGACCGCGATCGGATCAGCCAGCGACGCTTTCACCGACGCGGCCACAGCCGCGATGAACGCGCCGCCACCGCCTGTGCCGCCTGGTCTGCCGCCGGGCGGCAGGCTGGCGCTCCCGCCCGGCGGCGACCGGCTCAACCCGTACGACGAAGCCGTCCGGACCGGTATCTCGTCGATCCGCGGCGGCATGCCCGCCAACTCGCTGTCCCTGTCCCGGATCCAGGCCGCGCAGGTCGCGCTCGACCAGCTGGCCGACCGGGGCATCACCGGCTACGTCGACAAGGCCGGACGGCACTGGAATCTCGTCTCCTACGTGGAGATGGCCACCCGGACCGGTGTCGCGAACCTGTGGGACGACCTCCAGGCCAAGGCCATGATCCGCTCCGGATACGACCTCGTGAAGGTGTACACGCACTCCACGGAGGGGACCTGCCCGGCGTGCCTGCCGTGGCTCGGCCGGACACTGTCGCTCACCGGCCACACGGCCGGATACCCGACCCTCGACGAGGCGAAGGCGGCTGGTTTCCGGCACCCGAACTGCCGGTGCGCCTGGTTCCCGCTCGGCGCAGGCGTCGCCGAAGAGGTCACCGGCGCTGTCCCGATGGATCAGGCCGCCACGGTGTACCAGGCCAGCCAGCGGCAGCGGGCCTATGAGCGGCGCGTGCGGGCCGCTGGACGGCGCGCTCAGGCCGCTATGAGCCCGGAAGCCAGGCGGCGGGCTCGCCGCGAGCAGGCAGCGGCACGGTCAGCGTCAGCGGCTCACCGGGAAGCGACAGGCCTGCGAATGACTCAGGCCGGCTGGAAGCGCCGCGAGCATCCGTTCCGGGCACGCTGAAGACGAGACCGTCTATGCGGAAATGCCCGAGCGGCGACCATCCCTCGGCCGCTGGATCAATGCCGGGCGTTTCGGTGCCGGGCGGGGCGATGAAACCTGACGAGCAGCCGGGGTCACGGCAGGTGTCGCAGCGCATGTCTTCCTGAGTCGCGGCCGCGTTGCACACCTGGCTGTGGCGGTCGCAACGGCACCGGAGCCGATCATCCATGGCCAGCATCGTACGGGGACGCCCGGACCGGACGGAGGCCTCCGTGATCTGGAGTTACCTCACGCTCGTAGCCCCGATCCTCGCCTTGCCGACCATCGCCGCGGCGCTGTACGCCCGAGCACTCCGGCGGGCGGATCAGCCGCCTGGCCGCCGCGGAATGGGCTCGCGGCACACCCTCTGACCACCCGCCCACGTGGCGGGTTTTTTCATGCCCGGACCGGTCCGGGCATACCCCAACGGCTCCTGGAGGGCCCATTCATGAAGCGCACCGCCCTGTCGATGCCGCCTGGCGCGATCATCGGCTACCACAAAGACGGCCGCCCCATCCGGATCGTCGCCGGCGGGTCCGGCGAAGGTGACCCGGGCGACAGCGGCATCAGCACGACTGGCCAGGACCCCGGCGCCGGAAACGGCGGCGCGGGCACCGGTCAAGCAGACAGCCAGAACACCGGCCAGAGCGGCACTGGTGGCCGCACGGACGGCGGGACCGGCTCAGGCGACAGCACCGGCACGGGACCGAACCCCGGTCCTGGTACAGGCTCCGACGACCACACTGCCCGGACTATCGCCGCGATCCGCGACGACTTCAAGGCCGAACGGGCACGCCGCCAGACCGCCGAACAGGAACTCGCCGCGGTCAAGGAAGCCCAGGCCCAGCTACAGCAGGCGCTCGCAGCCGACAAGGCCGACCGGCAGAAGCAGCTCGACGCGCTCGCGAAGGCCATGGGTCTCAAGCCCGAAGACGAACCGCCCACCCCGGAGAAGCTCGCCGCCGAACTGGCCGACGCGCGCCGCGAAGCTGAATCCGCCGCACAGGCCCGGCAGGCAGCCGAAGCGAACGCCGCTGCGGCACTGGCCCAGGCCAGGCGGGAACGGGCTCTCCTGCACGCCGCGCCTGGTCTCGACGCGAACGGGCTCGCGCTGCTCGACTCGCGGTCCTTCATGGACCGGCTGGCCGGTCTCGACCCGGCCGCGGACGACTTCAGCGGCAAGCTCGCCGACGCGATCAAGGCCGCGGTCGAATCCAACACCGGCTACAAGGCGACGCCACCGAAGCGGACCGCGCCGCCTGCTACGTCGTCCGGCGGTGAGTTCAACGGCCAGCCGGGCGGCAACCGGCAGTGGACCGACGCGGACGTCGACAAGGCCACCCCGCGCGAGATCCAGGAAGCCGCCAAGGCGGGCCTGCTCCGCGATCTCGGTGTCGGCCAGCCGCGCGTGAAGCGCGGCTACCGCTAACCATCCCGCTTTCCCCCCGGCGGGACCCCCATCCCCACCCACCTGAGCCCCGCGTGACCTGCGCGGGGCTTTCGCGTACCCGCCAGGGAGTGAACGCATGGCCATCAACAACTTCAAGCCGGCCGTCTGGTCGTCGATGATCCTCGGCGCGCTGGAGAAGAACCTCGTCTTCGGCGGGCCGATGGTCGTCAACGACGACTACGAAGGCGAAATCGCAGGTCCGGGCAATGTCGTCAAGATCACCCAGTTTGGTGACCCGACGATTCAGAACTACACGCCGAACGCCTCGATCAACTACGCGAACCTGAACGACGCCGGGCTCGACCTGGTGATCGACCAGGCGAAGTATTTCGCGTTCAAGATCGACGACGTGGACCGGCGACAGGCGGCCGGTGACATGCAGGAATACCTCGAAACGAGGGCTTCCTACAAGCTGGCCGACACGACCGACCAGTACCTCGCGTCGATGTACACCGGGGTATCGGCCGCAAACGTGCTGCCGGGCACCACGGCGACGTCCTCGTCTCTGACGTCGGGGAACTACCTGACCCCGCAGCCGTACGGCGGCACCGGCTCCCACCCTGCCGACTTCTACACGCAGGTCATCCTGCCTCTCAAGGTCCGGCTGACCCAGAGCAACGTGCCGATGGCGGGCCGGTACTGCATCGTCCCGGCGTGGGCGGAAGCGCTGCTGGAGCAGACCCAGGCGTTCATCAGCGTCACCGACATGCAGGGCCAGCCGTCCGAGGTCTTCCAGGAGGGGTTCATCGGCCGTGTCGGCGGGTTCAACATCCTCGTCTCCAACAACGCGGTCGAGTACGACACGGTCCACGGCGCGTACGTCGTGCAGGCCGGTCACCCGATGGCGGTCACCTTCGGCGAGCAGATCGTCCAGACCGAAGCCCTGCGGCTCCAGACGTCATTCAGCGACGCGGTTCGCGGGCTCCACGTCTACGGCGGGAAGCTCGTCCGGCCCGACGCCATCGCCGTCGCCGGCGTGCAGCGCCCGACCGGTATCTGACCCAGGCCCCGCGGCCTGAGCAGGCCGGCAGGATCACCCACCCCACGGAAACGGAGACTCCCTCATGGGCGCTCGTACCCCGATCGCGGCCGGGCTTGTCACCCTGGCCCCGGACTCGTTCACCAGCCAGGGCGCCGGGCAGACCCCTGACGCGGTGAACGGCAACACGCTTGCCGACCCTGGCCCGAACCACCTGATGCTCGTCGTCTCCAACGGCGACACCAGCACGCACACGATCACTGTGCGGGCGTCGGGCAGCGGCCCGGACGTCAACGGCAACGCGCAGACGCCGCTGCCGCAGAACACCGTCTTCACCCAGTCGACCCTCGGCGACCTGGTGGTCACCATCCCGGCCGGTGGGACGTACGTGTCGCCGACGCTGACCACGGACCGGTTCACGCAGCCGGACGGGTCGCTGTCGCTGGACTGGGACGCCTCGACCAGCGTCAAGCTGTGGGCCTACCAGCTGCCGTCGAACGCTCTGGGCGGCCCGCTGCTGTGAGCCGCATCCACCTGCGCGGGGAGAGCGGAACGGTCGTCTACTTCGACCGTGACGCTCTCCCCGAGGGCATCGAGAAGCGCATCGAACGCGGTGACCTGACCGAATGCGCCCCGGACGGCACCGTCCCGGATCCCGCCGAGGACCTGGTGCCGGACGTGCCGCCGCCGGACGCGCCGCCGCTGCCGAAACGTGCCGCCTCGCGTGACACCTGGATCCAGTTCGCGATCTCCCAGGGCCTCCCACGGGACGAAGCGAACGCGATGACGAAGGCGAAGCTCATCGAACGGTTCACCGACATTCCGTCAGTCAGCTAAGGGGGCGGTCGCTGTGGGGTCGATCCTGCTCGATCAGATCAGCCAGGTCGTGCAGGGCGGCCAGCTGACGGTCCAGGTGATGTTTGAGACGTTCGTCGGGTCCGGGTTCGAGGCTGGTGCCGGGGACGTGACCGTCGAGATCAGCGCGGCGGCGGTCCCCACGGGTGGGGAAGGTACACCGGTCCCGGTGACCAGCGAGAACGTCACCACGGTCGACGGGTCCTTCTACTCGTACGTTTTCGACTGCCCGGCTGATCAGCCGCCCGGCGACTACCTGGTCACCTGGACGGGTGTGGTCGGCGGCGCACCGCAGACGTGGACGTCGACGATCAGCGTCGAAGCGATCCCGACCGGCGCACCTTCCCCGGGTGTGTACGCGACGGTGGCGCAGTACCGCGCCGAAACCGAAGACCAGATCACCCCCGAGATGCTGGTCCGGAAGTGGCTGCGGAAAGCGTCGAAGGTCATCGACCACGCCACCATCGGCGCGGTGTACGCGCACACCCCGAACGGGATGCCCACCGATGGCATCGTCATCCAGGCGTTCATGCAGGCCACGTGCGCGCAAGCCGAGTTCATGATCGCGGACAACGACCCGACTGGCGTCAAGCGCCAGTATCAGTCGACGTCGATGGGGGGCGTCAGCCTCACCCGCGCGCAGGGCACAACGGGGCTGGTGTTCCCGCCGCTCGCGCCCGAGGCCGCGATGATCCTCCACACCGCCGGCGTGCTCGGCGTCGCCGTGCTCATCGACTGGTAGCGGAGGCGAGCATGGCGCAGGTGTTCGGCTGCGAGGTCGGGGACATCGCCCCCGAGGACGGCACGCCCGTCGAGGTGCTGTGCATCGTCAAGGTCCTGAAACCCGAAGGTGACTCTTCCGGCGGCGGATTCCCGTACCGGCTTGTCATTCGGTCGACGCCAATCGCCACGTGGGAAGCGCACGGCATGGCGGCATTCGTGCAGGAGGTCGCATTCGCCGATGACCTGTACGAACGGGACGACGGGTGACCCGTCGTGATGGAGATCGCGAACACCATGCTCACCGTGATGCGGGGCCGGGAGGCCAACGCCTACGGCGACCTGACCGACGTCGGTAAGAAGCTCTACACCGGCATCCCCGCCGCGGCCGTCGAGTCAAGCAAACAGGTCTGGGATCCGGCCACGCAGACACCGCGAACAGTCCGGACGTCAAAATGTGTGGTGCCCGACTGGGCGGACATCCTGACCAGCGACACCCTCATGGACGAGCGGACCGGCAACTACTACATGATCATCGACATTCAGGTTCAGCCGACGCTCGGCACACCACCGGACAAGATCCTCACCCTACGGTGGCGCAGCGGCGTCACCCCCGGCAGCGACTAGCGGAGGTGGCCAGATGGCACGGATCGAGATGGACCCTGACGCCGGCGCACAGGTCATGGCCGCCTGGCACGAGTTCGCCGATAGCCGGCTCGGCCCGGACATTGCGGGAGACGCCCGCCGGTACGCGCCGAAACGGTCTGGGTCGCTGGCCGGGTCAGTGGAGCATCACATGGAAGGCGACGACCTGATCGTCTCGGCGACCGGCGGCGACGACGGCCGCACCTACGCGGCCTACGTCGAGCTAGGGCACAGGGTCTTCCACCCGTCCACGGGCGTCACCGGACCCGAGGTCGTGCAGCCTGAGCCGTTCCTCCGGCCTGCCCTCTATCAGGAACGCGGCGACTAACAGCCCCCCGCCCAGCCGCGAACACCAAGCCCCTCACCCGGCGGCAACCATCCAGACGACCACCGGGCGCGCACCGCTCAGCACCTGCACCGGCTGATCACCGACACCGTGTTACCGGACACGTTGGTCACGTAGGCCGTGTGGGTAACGGGGGCCACCGCCACCCCGTACGGAGATGTGCCCACGGGGACGGTGGCCGTTACTGTGCCGGTGGCCCCGTCGATGACCGACACCGTGCCAGCGTCTCTGTTGGCCACGTAGACAGTGCGGGCAGCGGGATCCACCGCCACCCCGGTCGGGTAGCGGCCCACCGGGATGGTGCGGGTCACGGTGCCGGTGGCCGCATCGATCACCGACACTGTGTTATCGCCGGAGTTGGCCACGTATACGGTGCCGGCCGCGGAATCCACCGCCACCCCGTACGGGAATGAGCCCACCGGGATGACACGGGTCACGGTGCCGGTGGCCGCATCGATCACCCACACCGTGCCAGCGAAATAGTCGGCCGCGTAGACGGCGCCGGCCGCGGGATCCACCGCCACCGCCACCGGGCCGCCGCCCACGCGGATGGTGCCGGTCACGGTGCCGGTGGCCGCATCGATCACCGACACCCCGCCTCCGAAGTTGGCCACATAGACAGTGCGGGTGACGGGATCCACCGCCACCCCCATCGGGTCGGAGCCCACGGGGATGGTGCCGGTCACGGTGCCGGTAGCCGCATCGATCACCGATACCGTGCCATCGCTTTCGTTGGCCACGTAGAGGGTACGGGCCGCGGGATCCACCGCCAGCGCATCCGAGCCATGGCCCACGGGGATCGTGCCGGTCACGGTGCCGGTGGCCGCATCGATCACCGACACCGTGCTATCGCTGGGATCGCTGTGGCCATCGCCTAGGTTGGCCACGTAGACGGTGCGGGCAGCGGAATCCACCGCCACCCCGGACGGTCCGTCACCCACGGGGATGGTGCGGGTCACCCGGTAACGAACCACCGCCGGAGCATGCGCCGCCGTCACCAGCGGCATCCCCCCCACCACCACCGCCACCACAACAGCGCACCACCCACGCGCGCGCAACCACCCACCCAGCCCAGTGGCACCGCGAACGCCCCCCCGTGCACGCATAACCTCTCCCCCTGGTCCCCTTGGCCCTCGTCCCGGCGGAAACGGCCAGGCCCCGCCCGCACACCATCCTCCACTCAAGCAATCAGATATTACTTTACGTAATCAGACGACCCCCCCCACCCCAGCCGCCGGACACCAAGCCCTTCCACCCGGGCGGCACCCATCCAGATGACCACCGGACCTCACCGCTGATCACATAGACGGGCTGATCACCGACACCGAGTTACTGAGCAAGTTGGTCACGTAGACCGTGTGGGTACAGGGATCCACCGCCACCCCGTCCGGCAATGAGCCCACCGGGATGGTCCCGGTCACGGTGCCGGTGGCCGCATCGATCACCGACACGGCGTGATCGCCGGCGACGGCCACGTAGACGGCGCGGGCGGCGGAATCCACCGCCACCGCCTCCGGGTCAGGGCCCACGAGGATGGTGCGGGTCACCGTGCCGGTAGCCGCATCGATCACCGACACCGTGCCATCGCTGGAGTTGGGCACGTAGACGGTGCGGGCCGCGGAATCCACTGCCACCGCGGCCGGGAAGTGGCCCACGAGGATGGTGCGGGTCACGGTGCCGGTAGCCGCATCGATCACCGACACCGTGCCATCGCTCAGGCCGGCGTCGTCGTGGGCCACGTAGATGGTGCGGGCCACGGGGTCCACTGCCACCGCGGCCGGGCTGCCGCCCACGGGGATGGTGCGGGTCACGGTGCCGGTAGCCGCATCGATCACCGACACCGTGCCGTCGGTGTTGGCCACGTAGACGGTGCGGGCCGCGGGATCCACCGCCACCGCCACTGGGTCGGAGCCCACGGGGATTGTGCGGGTCACGGTGCCGGTGGCCTCATCGATCACCGATACCGTGCCAGCCAAATAGTTGGCCACGTAGACGTTGCTGGCAACGGGATCCACCGCCACGCTCATCGAGTCGATGCCCACGCGGATGGTGCGGGTCACGGTGCCGGTAGCCGCATCGATCACCGACACCGTGCCATCGCTCCAGCTATCGCCGTCGTTGGCCACGTAGACGGCGCGGGCTGCGGGATCCACCGCCACCCCCCGCGGGTATGAGCCCACGGGGATGGTGCGGGTCACCCGGTAACGAACCGCCGCCGGAGCATGCGCCGCCGTCACCAGCGGCATCCCCACCACCACCGCCACCAGGCCGGCGCACCATCCGCGCGCGGACAACCACCCACCCAGCCCAGCAGCACCGCGAACGCCTCCCCGCACACGCATAACCTCTCCCCCCATGGGCCATGGCCCCTCGTCCCGGCGGAAATGGCCAGGCCCCGCCCACACACCATCCCACTCAAAGCAACCAGATATTACTTTACGTAATCGAAACGTGGGAACCGCATTCGCGCCCCCTTGAACCCCGGGGGTGAGCACCGGTGACACCTCCGCTACCCCTCGATAACGACGACGAGCTGGTGACTGCCGCGTGGATCGCCACCATCCCCGGTTTCACTGCGGAGATGACCGGCGCGCAGCTGCCGCCCGACACCGACGAGCACGGCAAACCAGCGGCGTGGCTCCGGACGGGGTTCGTGACCGTCGCCTCGGTGGGCGGCACGCCGGACGACATGCTGCCGGTCAACCGGCCTGTGATGGAAGTGAAGTGCTGGGCCGCGGTGCCCGGAAGCGACGACCCGCCCTGGCTGATGGCCCGCGCGCTCGCGTCCGCGATCCAGCGGGCCGTCTGGCAGCGGAAGGGCGTCAACCGGCTGCTGACCATCAACGTCAACGGCCGCGCTTATCCGCCTGCAGTCGTGCAGGGCGCCTACATGGCGCAGACGTTCCGCCGTATCTACGCCGACCCCGGCGACTATGCCTGCTACCAGGCCGACATGGGCCTGACCTGGATCACCGTGGGCGACCGCATCCCGTAGCACGAAGGAGGACAGGAATGCCGCAGGCAGAAGCCACACCTGGTGCCGCACCTGGCCGCGTGAAGGTCCGCGTCACCATGTTCCGCGACCCGATCGAGGTCGATCCCCGCGAAGTCTCCGCCTTGCGCCGACAGGGCCTCCTCGCCGGCGACGAGAACAACCCTGGCCACGCCCCGGCCACCGCGGCGGCCGCCGCGAAGCCGGGCGACAAGGGCGCGGGCGCGCCCGGAAAGGACACGCCATGAGCCTGCTCACCTTGCAGCCCACGATCCTCGCGCCGGGCGGCGCGAACCCGTCCAGCCTCACCGCGGCGCTCGCGGCCGGGGCCCTCGGTGCGAACACGGGAGTCCTGTTCGAGAACACCCTCCACGACCTCGTAGTCGTCCAGGTCGGGACGACCGCGACCGTGATCACGAGCCAGATCGGCACGGAAATCGAGGGCCAGTCCCCGCCTGGTGTCCCGTCCGGGACGCTCGCCGCGAACGGCCTGTACATCTTCGGCCTGTACCCGTCCGACTACGACAGGCAGGACGGCACCCTCGACGTCGAGCTGGACTTTTCCGTCTCGACCGGCGTGTCCGTCGCCGTCCTGCGACCCCACGGCGTCGCCTGACCTGCCGCTACCGCACCAGACCTCAGCCCGCCGCCGTGCGGGCTTTTTTCATGCCCGCACCCCGGCTCTGAAGGTGATCCAGCATGGCAGTTGACGCCACCAACCTTGTCCTCGGTCCCTGTGACATGTACCTCGCGCTGCTCGGCGCGACCGAACCGCCTGACAGCGCGGTCACCCCGGACGGCGACACCAACCCGCCCGGCGCACCGTGGGTCGACGTCGGCGGCACCGATGGCGGTGTGACGTTCGAGATCGACACCACGTACACCGATCTCACCGTGGACCAGGTGCTCATGGGTGTCGGCGCCCGCGCGACCGAAGTCAAGATGAGCGTGACCGCGAAACTCGCCGAGATCACGCTCCAGAACATCGCCTCGGCGCTGAACAACATCGCGCAGCCCGTCGCCGGAACCGGGTACTCGACCCTCGACATTCCGGTCGGGAAGGCCTCCACGCAGCCGAAGTACATGGCCATCCTCATCGATGGCTGGGCTCCCATGCTCGAGACGGGGGAACCGGCGCTCCGCCGGATCATCGTCCGGAAGGTCCTGTCGACCGCCAAGGTCGGGCTCGCCTACGACAAGAAGACCCAGCAGGCGATCGACACCACGTGGAACGTCTACTACGTCTCCGACACCATCAACCCCGTTCACATCGTCGACCAGGAGCAGTGATGGCGGCCAGGGCTGTAGCAGGTAAAACCACACCCCGTGGCCGTACCCCGGGCGGCCGGGCCAGTGCACCAGCGCGGATGGTCAGGCGGGACGAGCCGTCAGCGACCCCGGCGTCGATCCCGGTCCTTCGCCTGTCCAGCGACGATGTTGAGACGCCGGTCTGGGAGCCGCTGTTTTACATCGACGACGACGAGTATTGCGTGTGGGCGAACCCGCCGCAGAGCGTCGGTGTCGAAGCGCTGGCCATCCTCGCGGACGGCAAGCCGTACGCGGAGCACCGGGCGAACCGGTGGCTGCTGGACACCATGCTCGGTGAGGACGGCCACGCGGCGCTCCGTGCCTATCAGGGCCTCAAAACCGCCCAGTACAACCACGTGCTGAAGGTGTGCACGGACCTGGCGTTCGGGGCGATGGAGGACCCAAAAACCCCCTCTGGCCGCGGCTAGGGCAACTGCTGTGGGTCCTCGACCATCTCGATGACCTGGCGTCCGACTTCTCGGTGCTCCACCACATCCGGGACATCACGGTCATGCGGGGGCCGGTGTTCTTCCGGCTCGCCTGGCGGCTGCCCGCCTACCAGGGCGCGGTCCGGGCGGCGCTCATGGCGCAGCAGCAAGCCGAGGAGAACCCCGGGCAAGAGGGCCAGTGGCCACACGCGGCTGGGGGACTGGGGGACCGCACAGCGTCCCCGTCCGCGGCGCGGCGGGTGGTGCCCGCCACCCGTGGCGCGCTGTCCCTGGACGGCGCGTTCAAAGGGATCTTCACGTTCGGTAATGCCGGCAAACCCGAAGGCGGAAGCGGGTGAGCTGGCATGGCCGAAGGATTCCGGATTGCCACGGCGTATGTGCAGGTCAGCCCGGACACGGACGGCTTCAAAGAGGAGCTGGAGGAAAAAGCTCGAAGAGGCCACTGCCGGGGTTGAGGCCAAGGTCAAGATCGGCGCCGACACCGACGATCTGGACGCCAAGGTCAGCGAGGCCAAGGGCAAGGTCGACGACCTCAGCGGGAAGACCGCCCGGCCTCGCGCGGACCTGGACGACGCGGACCTGACCGGGAAGGTCGACGACGCCAAGGCCAAGCTCGATGACCTCGATTCCAAGACCGCCCGCCCCCCGCGCCGATCTCGATGACGGCGATCTCAGGGACTAAGGCCGACGACGCTAACGCCAAGCTCGACGACCTTGATTCCAGGTCAGCGCGGCCTCGCCTGGACCTGGAAGACGCCGATTTCGACGCCAAGATGGACGCGGCAGAGGCCCGTCTCGCGGCGTTCAACAGCCAGTCGGCCAGCGCCAATCTAGGCGGATCCGGCGGCGGCTCTGGCGGTGGGGGCGGGGCCGGCGAAGGCGGCGGCGGTGAGGGCGGCAGTCTCCTCGGCCTGGCCGCGATCGGCGGCGGAATGCTCATGCCGGGCCTGGCCGGTGCAGCGACCGGTATGGGCCTCCTCGCCGGGGTCGGCGGTCTCGCGTTCGGCGGCATCGGGAAGGCCCTGTCCGCGGCGCACCAGGCCAGCGAGAACGTCGGCCTGACCGGCGCCCAGATGGGCGTCCACGCAGTTCAGTAATTCGGTCGCGGTCCAGCAGGCGCAGCAGTCGATCGGTGTCGCGCACGAGCAGGCCGCCCAGGACGCGATCACGTCGGCGCAGTCGATCGAGCAGGCCGAGATGAATTTGGCCAGCGTCGAACGGAACGCGGCAGCATCGCAGGTCCAGGCGCTCCAGTCCGTCACCCAGGCTCAGCAGGGCGTCCAGCAGGCCAACTACGGGCTCAGCGAAGCCCAGTACAACCTGACTCAGGCGTGGGTCACGGCCCGGGAAACGATCGTCCAGCTGAACGACCAGCTCGCCGACTCCAACATCAGTGTCCAGGCCGCGCAGCTGGCGATACAGCAGGCGACCTACAACCAGATGCTCGTCGATCAGAACGCTTATTCGACGAGCATCAACCGGGCGCAGGCGGCGCTCGCGATCGTGCAGGCGCAGCAGCAGCTCAAGGACGCCCAGGATCAGGCAACCGACGCGCAGACCGCCGCGAACCTGGCCAACAAGCAAGGCGTCGCCGGCAGCCAGGAAGTCATCCAGGCCAAGCAGGCTGTGACCGCCGCGCAGTACGCCCAGACCGACTCCCAGATGCAGTACGCGGACGCGCAACGGAACCTGACCAACACCGAGCTGAACAACGCGGCGCAGGTCAAAGAAGCGCAAATGCAGGTGTCGGCGGCCCAGGAGCAGGCCGCCTACACGCAGATGCGGGACGCGCAGAACGTCTCGATCGCGCAGCTCAACCTGACGAACACGCTGAAGGAGCAGCAGCTTCAGTGGGCGGCCACCCTGTCGACCAGCAACCAGGCCGCTAACGAGTTCCAGAAGTACATGGGCCGGCTGACCCCGGCCGGCCGGGCGTTCGTTAACCAGATCCTCGGCATGAAGGGCGCGTTCCGGGCCCTCGAAGACGCCGCACAGACCGCGGTCCTGCCCGGGTTCACGGTCTGGCTAGACGGCATCGCCAAGCTGCTGCCCACCGTCGACCCAGGGCGTATCCCGCATGGGTAACGCCATGAGCAGCGCCTTCGGGGCATTCGGCAAGCAAATGCAGACCCCCGCGTTCGCGCACGTCCTCGACGGGCTGATCAGCAACGGGATCCAGTTCGCCAACATCGTCCTGCCCGCGTTCGCACAGTTCATCCAAGAGCTAGCCCGGATCGGGTCGGCGCCGGGCGCGGTAACCGGGCTGGCTAACCTCCTGGCCGGGTTCGCACACGGGCTCACCGGTCTCGCGGCCGGGCTCGCCCCGTACACGAAGCAAATCAACCAGTTCCTCACCGCCGCCGGGCACGTCATCGCCGCAATCGGGCCGCCCCTGGGCCGCATGATCGGCCTGATAGCCCAGGTGCTCACGCCGCTGACCCACATCCTGAGCGCCCACCCGAACGGCGCGCTCGCCAAGGCCATCGGTGACGTTCTGGCCGGCCTGATCGCGATCAAGGGGCTCCAGAAGGTTCTCCCGGACTTCATCGCCAAGCCGCTAGCCGAGCTGGCCAAGACGGGGGCCGGGAAGCTGCTATCGCCCTTCACGGCCGCGGGGAAGGCCCTGCCGGGCGTGGTGAAGGAGACATTCGGGCCGGCCCTGTCCAGCGCCGGGCAGGCAATCTCCGGGTTCGCTTCCAGCGCGGCCGGGACCATCGCCGGTTTCGGTTCCAAATTCGGCTCGACCATGGCCAACGCCGGATCTTCAGTGGGCGCGTTCGTCGTCGACTATGCGTTCCGGATCCGGGACGCCATGATCGCGACCGGCGCATGGATCGCGGAGCATGCCGTAGCCACCGCCGCGTTCATCGCGCAGAACATCGCCGAGGCCGCATCGGCGACGGCCGCGTTCGTCGCGGAAAACCTGGCGACTCTCGGCATCGCCGCCGGCATCGCCCTGCTGGTGGCCGGGATCGTGCTCTTGGCGACCCACTGGAAGCAGGTCTTCACCGACGTCAAGAACTGGACCCTCGATGTCTGGCACAACGTGCTGGACCCGTTTTTCCAGACGGTAGGGACGCTGGCGCTCGATTTTTACCGCGAGCAGATTTACCCGATGTGGCAGGGGATCGACACCGCATTCCACGCTATCGCGACCGTTGTGACGTGGCTGTGGGACGACGTGCTCGCCCCGTGGATCTCAGACACCCGGGAAGGCTTTACACAGCTGGTCAGCGACCTGGGCCGTATCTGGGGCGGGATGGAATCCGTCTTCAAAACGCCGGTGAATTTTTTGATCTCGACCGTTTATGACGACGGGATCCTGAAGCTCTGGAATGACGTTGTTGGCGCGATCGGGCTCGGGTCGCTGAAACTGCCGAAGATTAGCCCGCTCGCGGCTGGTGGCGTCATCCCCGGCTATTCGCCGGGCCACGACACGGTACCGGCGATGCTGTCACCCGGTGAAAGTGTCCTGACCCCGCAGGCCACGAAGGCGATCGGGCCCGGCACGGTCCACGCCCTGAACAAGCAGTACCCGCCGAACAGCTCGACGGGCAGTCAGGGCAGTTCGCCGGGGAGCCAGGGCAGCAGCGGCGGTCATCTCGGGAAGATGGTCACCCGCGAGGTCCGCCGGCATGCGATGCGGCTGGGGGAGCACGCGGCCGGGTTTTCCGGCGGTGGTGTCCTCGGCGACATCGGCAGCGCGGTTACCGGCCTCGGGCACGCGATCATGTCCGGCGCCAAGTTCACGGCCGAGTTCGCCACCGACCCGGCCAAGGCGGTATCTGACCTGCTGTCCGGTGCGGTCGGGACGAACGCCACCGGGGATCTGGGCAAGGTCATGACCGGTATCCCAGCGGCCATGGTCAAGGACATCGGCCACGCCGTGATGAACGCGATCGGCGGCGGGACAGGGAAGTTGCCGGGAGGTGGCTCCAGCGCGGTTGGTGGTCTTCCGGAGAACTGGAAGACGATCGCGAGCTACCTCGCCGCGAACGGGTTCACGAAGTTCGCCGCGGCGGGCGTCGCGGGGAACATCGACGCCGAGTCGAGCGGCAACCCGGAACAGCTGGAGATCGGCGGTGGCGGCGGTGGCGGCCTGATCCAGTGGACGCCTTACCCGCCCGGCTACATCACGGGAGACGTGCAGGCGGACCTGATGACGCAGTTGCAGGCGATCCTGTCGTGGGGCGGCGGCCCGTCGCTGGTGAACCGGGCGACGTCCCCGTCGAATGCGGCGCTGCTGTACCAGGACTATTACGAGAAGCCGGCGAACCTGTCGGCGACGCTGCCTCAGCGCATGTCTTCCGCGAACGCGGTCTACCGGGCGATGGGCTGGGGGTCGTTCGACTCGGGCGGCTGGCTGATGCCAGGGATGGGGCCGGTCAACCAGCTCACCCAGCCCGAGGCGGTTCTGACACCGCAGCAGTCGCAAGCGCTGATCGAGCTTGCCAGCAGCGCACGCCGGGGAGGTGACGGCGCGACCGCGCAACCGCAGGTCGTGCAGAACTTCATCGGGACGCAGCTGCCGACCCCGGAGCAGCAGGCGCAGATGCGACGTGACCTGGCCATGTCGCTCAGCGGTGTGTGACCGGTCCCTCTCCCTCTTTCCGCGCATACGGGAGGTGGTGACCGGTGACAACTGTCGCTGCCGGTAACCCGGTGACGCTGTACCTCGATTTCTTCAACGAAGAGAACGGGGTCCTGACCGATCCGGATGCGGTGCAGCTGGACATCACCTACGGCCAGCAGGTCGGGCTAGCCCCGGACATCGCGGGCCCGATCCTCTACCAAGGCGCGGCCACAGCGACCCCGGGGCAGGTGTGGCGGATCGCCGAAGGCCAGTACGCATTCATCTGGCCGGTGCCGTACGACGCATCCCAGGGCGTCTATGTGGCCAACTGGAGTGTCGTGTTCGACGGCGACACGTTCCTGGCGGTCGAGAACTTCACCGTCCAGGGCGGTTACACACCGCAGGTGCCTGCCGGGGACGTCGGCTACTGGACTGGCAGCCTCGCCTACACGCCTTCGGCGGGCACCCCGGCCCAGCCGGTCACCATCGATTTCGGGGCTGTCGACGGCAACGGCATCTGCTGGCTGTGGCAGAAGCTGGAGGGCTGGGACGGGCCGGACGTGCAAGGCGCTGGGGTGCTCGCGAAATCCGGTGACCACGGCGGCTGGCCGAGCCCGCAGTATTACGCGGCGCGCACTTTGACGTGGACGATTACTGCGTCGGCGCCGACCCAGGCGCTCCGGGACCTGGCCCGCGCCATTTTGCAGGCCGCGGTGCCGGTCAGTGACCTGGCGGTGCTCACCTACAACGAGCCGGTCCCGAAACAGATCCAGGTCAGGCGGTCCGGGAAGGTCACCGAAAGCTGCCCGACCCTCGCGGACGTGACCTTCACTGTTGGCCTGGTCGCCCCGGACCCCCGGAAATACAGCGTCCAGCAGCAGACATTGCCGGTCACCGCGCCCAGCGTCACACCAGTCGGTATCACCGTGCCGTTCACCGTGCCGTTCACCCTGCCGGCGCAGCAGGTCGGCGGCAGCGCCGTGGCCACCAACGGCGGCAGCTTCGAGACCAGGCCGGTTATCACGATCACCGGGCCGGTCACGTCCCCGTCGCTGACGAACGTCACCACCGGCCAGACCGTCTCGTGGACAGGCCTGGTGGTCCCCGTCGGCGGGATCCTGGTCGCCGACTTCAGCGTCCAGCAAGCCCAGTTGTCGCTGACCGGCACGAACCCGTCGTACCGGCCAGCGGACCCGTTCTCGTCCTGGTGGACGCTCCCGCCCGGCCCTTCAACGATCCAGCTCGGCGGCAACGCCGACCCGGGCGCTTCCGCTCAAATCGCCTGGCAGGACGCCTGGATATGACCCGTGCGGTCGCCGACCGCACGGCGCGCTGCCTCACGCAATCCCGATTGAATGGAGGTGGCGCGGGTGACCATGCCCAGCATCAACCTCGGTTTCTGCTTGTGGCTGGACGGTGAAACGTTCAACGCCCTGCTCGGCCGCACGTTCGGCATCGGCCCAACCTGGCTCAACAGCGGCCCACCCAACCAGGTCCACCAAGGCGTCATCCCTGGATCGGGTGAGCTGGCCGTCACACCTGGCGCCGGGATGACCGTGAACGTGGCGGCCGGGAACTGCCTGATCGCCAACAGTTCCGGATCCACGCAAGGCGGCTATCTCGTCGCGATGATGACCAGCGGCACACTGCCGGTCGCTGCGGCGGACCCGTCCAACCCGCGGATCGACCTGGTGTGCGCGACCGTCGTCGACAACGGCAACAACACTTCGTTCGCGGAAGTCCAGATCCTCACCGGCACGGCCGCACCCAACCCGTCCGCGCCTGGGCTGCCCGCGAACTCGCTGTCCCTGTACGAGGTCACGGTCCCGGCTGGTTCGGCGACGATCACGGCCGGGAACATCGCGTCGCTGGTGAACTTGACGGTCACCGCAGGCGGCATCCTGCCGACCTACGGGCTTACCGGCGGGGGTGTCCCGGCCGGTTACCCCGGCGCCTACATCCATGACCGGCAATCCGGCCGCCTGGCGCACAACACCCCGTCCGGTGTGCAGCAGCCGCATCTGCTTCCGTTCGCGCCGGTCACCGCCGCGAAAACCAGCGGCCAGAACATCCTGATCAGCGGTGAGGCCACAGTCCTGTCCGAGACCGTGACGACGGACGGCCAAACGGACCTGGAGATCACGATCACCTGGTCCGGGATCGACAGCGCGGACGGTGAAGGTGTCGAGTCGCGGATCCAGATGCAGATTTACATCGACTCGACGCTGGCCTACCAGGCGTGGATCGACTGCCCGAACGGGGACGGCAACACCCGCTCGGGCGGGTCGATCTTCTACTGCACGGGCGGCCCGCTCGGCAACACACCCAGTGCGGGCGAGCACACGATCGCATGGAAAGCCCTGGCGTCCGCGTTCAACGGCAACATTTTCGCGTCGTCGATCTCGCCGATGATCCTGCGGATCAGGCCCGTCTGCCAATGAGCACCGCCTACAAGTACCTTTCGACGGATCTGATCACCGGGGAAGTGCTTTCCGATGCGATCCCGCTGACCGTCCAATCGTGTTCGATGCAGCTCAACGGGTCCGGGAGCCTGTCCGGCACCCTGAACCTGCAAGAGCTGTACCCGCTGAACGGGCCGTTCGTCGCGGCGCTGGAATGCCGCCGCGCGGTCCTGTGGGTACTCGCGGACGACTACCCCGTCTGGAATGGGGTGGTGTGGGATTGGCCGGACATGACCCGCGCCCAGGGGAACCTTTCGATCTCCGCGCAAACCATCGACTCGGTGTTCTCCCACCGGCTGATCACCGACACTCTCGAATACGCCCAAATCGACCTGTTCACCGTGTTCCTCGACCTCGTGAACTACGGGCAAACCAAGCAGTCCAGCTACATCGAGACCGGTGTGTCGCCGCCAGCGACCCGGCCGGCCGCCTACCTCGCATACGTGGCGTCCAACGGCGGCATCGCGGGCCTGGTCTCGCCGCAGAACGTGACGGCCGGGGTGCCGTGGACCGCCTCCTACACCTACAGCGATTTGACGCAGGTCACGGATGCCTGGTCGGACATGTGCTCGTCGGGGAACTTCGAGTACGTCTTCCAGCCGGGCTTGGATGAGAACGGGAACCTGGCGACATTCGTGCGGCTCGGCTATCAGCAGTTGGGCCGGACACTTGGCGAGGCTGGGTTCTCGCTGGTCTATCCCGGCAATGCGATCGACTACGGGTATCAGCGCACCGGCAGCCAGGGCGCCAACTACATCTGGGCGACCGCGCCGCCGAACGGCGCGGAACTCCAATGGCAGTCCCAATGGCCGCACGGCGCTGACGTCGCTGACCTGGACGCCGGGTATCCGCTGATGGAATCGACGATCAGCTGGGACGGCTCCTATGTGACCAGCCAGGCGCAGGTGGATTCGTTCGCGGACGGCGAGCTGGCGATCTACACCGAAGGGATGACGATCCCGACGATCAACGTCGGCGGCGGCAACTACCCATCGGTCAAGGACATCGTGCTCGGGGACGCCTGCGATTTCGTGGCCACCTCCCCGTTGCATCCCCCCAAAACCAGCGGCGGCACCGTCCTGCCGGGCTTGCAGGTGCCGGTGCGGATCACCGGGTGGACGCTGTACCCGCCCGGCCCGCAGCAGTCCGAATACATCCAGTTGCAGACCTCCAGCGTCGACGTCAGCAGCTAGGGGGTGCCGGGGTGACGCAGCATGCGCCCACGCTCCAGCAACGTTTCGCGGCCTCGATGGCCAGCCTGCAACGGGATGTCCGCAAACTCCAGACCCGCACCGCGGGCATCGATTCAGGGTTCCCGCTGGCCGCGCTGCCCGCCCAGGTCGACCCGGCCTACACCGGCACCGGTGACCCGAACGTGCTGATCAACGGTTCGGCCGCGCTGTCCGGCCCATGCCAGCACCTCGCCTCCTACACGCCGGCGGCCGGGGACCAGGTGCTTGTCATCCCGGTCGGGGTCAGCAAGACGTACGTGATCCTCGGGAAGCTGACGTGACCCGCGTGGCCGGGGGGAGGGGGCCGGTTTGAGCGCGAGCGGGTACGGCGCGGTCAACAAGGTGAACAAGACCGGCGACACCATGACCGGGCCGCTCGACGGCACCTCAATCGTCACCGCGGTCGTCACCCTGGTCTACGCGGCAACGCTGGCCATCGACGTGTCACTAGGTGGCCATTTCCGGGTCGAACTCACCGGCAACACGGCTGTAGCCGCCCCGGCCAGCCCCAGCGACGGGCAGAAGATCACCTTCGAGCTGGTGCAGGATTCGGCCGGCGGCCGGACGGTCACATGGGCTGCGGTGTTCGACTTCGGGAGCACCAGCGGCGTCAGCAACACACCGCCCGTGCTCACCACGTCGCCGAACAGGCGGGACCTCATCGGGTTCGTTTACTCCGCCGATCTCGGCAAATGGATGTACGCCGGCATGACGTCCGGCTTCTGACCCGCCTCCCTTTCATCCCCTAGTTCAGCCGCCGCGCGCCGCGCGGGCGGCTGTTTCGCCATGCCCGGAATCAGCCCCGATGGGAGCCCTTTCGATGCCCGACGACCCCCAGCCGGCCCCCGGCGAAACGCCCGGCGAGGACACCGCCGCCGCGCCCCCGTGATCACCGCATCCGGCGGGCTCCGCCTGCCGCTGCCTCCCCGAAAGGACGGCAAGTAGATGTCTTCGCTCTGGTACGACGCCACCACCGAGGCGGCTGTCAACGCGGTCACGGCGCTGCTGAACGGCAGCTCGCCCTTCGGCCGGATCGAGATTTATTCGGGTACGCAGCCGGCGCTGAACGGCTCGCTGACCGGCAGCGGTCAGGTACTGCTGGCGACGCTGGCGTTCTCGGCGACCGCGTTCGCCGCCGCCACCGCCGCTAGCGGGACGGTGACCGCGACCGCGACCACGATCACGTCGGGGACCGCCGCAGCGACCGGCACCGCCGGGTGGTTCGCGCTGGTCACCTCGGGGGGGACGACGGTCGCGACCGGGACCGTGGGCACGTCCGGCGCGGACCTCAACCTGTCGTCCCTGTCGATCACCTCCGGCGCGACCGTGTCCTGCTCGGCGTTCGCAATCACCATGTCCGAGACCGGCAGCTGACCGGCGGCACAGAGAGGCAGAGGCCATGTCGCTGACGGTCACCGCCGCCCAATCCGGTACGGGTGCTTTCGATGGGATGGCCCTTACCGTCCGAGTGGTCACGGGGCAGGCGGCCAGCCCGATCGGTGCGACCGCCTCATCCGGCACGGTCACCGCACCGGAACTGCCGATCACCCCCGCCGCCACCGGCAGCTACGTCTACGGCGCGGTTTACAACGCGAACGTGTCCACCGCGTTCACCGCGGCGACCGGCACGACGTTCTCCCAGAACACGAGCGACACCGGCGACGGGGTGGCCTACGGGACGTTCCGCCTCACCGCCACGACCACGTCCGGCGCACCGGTCTCGGTCGGCGCTACCGCGCCGGCCGAGACGGCTGGCCTCCTGAGTATCGCCCTGCTGGAGATCAAGGCCGGGACCGGACTCGCTGAGGACTCCTCCAGTCCGGCCGCGGTCGATACCACCACGGCTGAGACGCTCACCACGGCCAGCTTCAGCCCGCCCGCGGGGAGCATCCTGGTCGCGCAGGTGGTCGCGAACTGCACGGGGGACGGCACGAACTCGATGGCCGTCACGGTCAGCGACTCATCGGGCCTGACGTGGACCAAGCAGGCCTCCGATACCCAGACCGTTGGCTCAGCGACCTACGAGGTCGTGTCCATATGGACGGCTGTGGTGCCATCTACCGAGCTGACGCCCCCGGTTTTCGTTGCCGCCTACTCGCCCAGCCCGGATTGGGTGTCGGCCGCGAGCCCGAAGACGCAGACGGTCCCGCTCCCCGCCGGGGACGTGCTGGTGGTGCTCGGCGGCACCCAGAGCTCCACGACGACGCTGGGTATCCCGGCGGGCGGCCCGGCGGGGCTCGGCCTGGACAAGTCGTCGGCGGTGTCCGGGTTCTGCGCGGGGTACGTGTGGTCGGCGGTGGCCAGCGCGCTGCAAGTGACCACGGCGAGCCTTCCGGCCGCGACGGCGGGCACCGCGTACTCCTCGACGCTTACGGCCACGGGCGGCTCGGATACCGGCTTCACCTGGACGGTATCGGCTGGCGCGCTGCCGGTCTGGGCAGCGCTGAACAGCTCCACGGGAGTTATCTCAGGCACGCCAACAAGCGGCGAGACCGGCAGCAGCAGCTTCACGGCCGAAGTCACCGACTCTGCCGGTAACACCGCCACCGCGTCCCTGTCTCTCACCGTGGACGCCGCCGCCGGCACGCAGCCGAACGGCCCCTCGGGCTCCTGGACCCTCGCGTGGAACGATGAGTTCAACGACGCCACCGGCATGTCGGGTAACACGAACGGGCTGAGCGCGCAGAAGTGGAACGTCGGGTGGTTCTACGGCCCGTCCTCTCCCGGTGGCACCGGCTACACCGGCACGTCGTTCACCGACTCCAGCGGCGCGGGCGCGATCGAGTTCTACGGCAAGGGCGCGCTGGCGTTCCCTGCTGGCGGCGGCATGACGATGAGCTGCTACGCATCCGGCGACGGCCCGGATGGTGCGAGCTACAACTCAGGTGGCCACACGTCCACGTCAGAGTCCGGCGGCGTCAACACCGCTGGCATCATGAACATCACCCCGAACACCAGCTACAGCGTGCCGTCGGACATCGCGAGCACGGTCATCCAGGCCGCGAGCATCGTGGTCGAGATGAAGGCCCGGATGCCCGGCCCGAGCGCGGCGGCCGCTGGCTACTGGGCGTTCGTGGGCTTCTACAACGCCGGTAACAGCGACGTCCCCGACTACCCCGACAGTGGCTACTACGAAGAGATCGACGCCTGGGAGCAGCTTGGCAACGACTGTACCGGTGCGTCGTACGAGTTCCACCTGCACGAAGCGTCGACCTACAACGGATCGTCGTCCGCGCCGACGTCTCTCCAGACCACCGACCTGAGCCTGGCGTACCACACGTACACGATCGAATTCACCTATTCGACGATGACGATGTGGATCGATGGCGTCGAGGTCACCGACAACTCCCCGACCGCCGCTGAATGCGAAGCCCAGTGGGCCACTCCGCAGTACCTCAACATTCTGTTCCAGATTCTCGCGGGATACGAGCCTACCGGCAGCGGCGGCGCGACCCCGTGGATGATCGACTACGTCCGCGTCTGGACACAGGCATGACCGGCTACGCGCTGTCGGAGTCCAGCAGCGGCACTGGCCTATGGGGTGACATCGCCCTGGCGTTCTCCGGGTCGCCCGGGACCGGGGCTTCGGCGTCGGCTACCGGATCTGGCGCGCCGTCGCTGACCATCACCACCACCCAGAACCATTCAGCGATTGCCGTCCTGGTCCTGGACGCCGACGCCAATAACGGCAGCTCGCGGGCCTGGCTGACGGTCAACGGGGTCACGCCCAGCGCCGGCAATGGGTACGAGCAGGTGTACTCCTACAGCGCGTCGGAATACGCCGCCTACGTCGCCTATTACCCCGACGCTGGGGCGGCCGGGGCGCAGACGGTCGGCTTGTCCGCCCCGTCGATGCAGTACACGATCCTCGCCGTCGAGGTCCTCGGCGGCACCGAAGCCGCGGGCGCGGTCACTTCCACCGGCTCGGCGGCCCTGGCCGCGCTGAGCGCGTCCGGTGCGGGCGGCCCCGTCGTCCCGGTCACTTCCACCGGCTCGGCGGCCCTGGCCGCACTGGCCGCGTCCGGTGGCGTGATCCCGCCGCAGATGGAAGTGTTCGCGGACATCCCGGCCGGGGTGGTGACCCTCCGGCGGGACCGATGCGCCGCCCGCGGGCACTGTGGAAACGTGGACGGTGTTCGTGTCGGTGCCGTTCGCTGCCGCATCGCCCAGCGGCACCCCGCAGACGTTCTTCTACGCTGCGGATCCGGTCGCCCCGTCCGAGATATTCCTCATCACCGCCTGCCCAGGCGGGACCGGTTCCCAGACGTGGACGGTGACCCGCGGCGCGGACGGCGCGGCACCGGTCGCTCACGGGGCCGGATTCACCGTCGTACAGGTGGTCTCACGGGCGTCGCTGAAGGCGTTGCAGGCGGTCCGGGGGACCACGGTCTTGTCCGGGGGGACAGCGACCGTCACCTGCTCCACGATCACCGCCAACTCGCTGATCTACCTGACCAGCCAGGCAGACGGCGGCACCCCCGGATGGCTGCGGGTCTCGGCCCGTGTCCCAGGCGTGTCGTTCACCATCACCTCAAGCAATGGCGCCGACGCGAGCACGGTCGCCTACGCGATCGGCTGACCGGCACCGGGGGAGTGGGCCTGGCCCCGGGAAAGGAGCGGCAGCCAGCCCCGGCAGAGAGGTGATCACGCATGGCCATGACGGTCACCGCCACGCAGGGCGGCTCCGGCGATATGAACGGCATCGCCCTCGATGTCCGGGTCGTGACCGGGGCGGCGGCCACCCAGAACGGCAAGACAGGCAGCTCAGTCACCATCACCACACCGCAGTTGAGCATCACACCCAACGCCACCGGGTCATGGGTCTACGCCTCGATCTCGGCGTACGGCAGCAGCAGCACGTTCACCGCCAACGGTGCGACGACCTTGCGCGAGAACGTCAACCAGGCCGGTAACCCCACCACGTACGGCACCGGCCGCACGTCGGCGACGACGACTGGCGGCACTGCGGTCACCGTAGGCGCGAGCGCACCTACTGGTTTCAGCGCCGACGCGATCCAGTTGGTACTAGCCGAGATCCTGGTCGCGGCCGGGTCATCGCTGGCTGAGGACTCGTCGACTCCGGCCGTGGCTTACACCACCACAGCGGAAACGGTCACCACGGCGTCGTTCACGCCGCCGTCCGGCGCCCTCCTGGTCGCGATCGTCGCGCCGAACTCGTCCGGCGCGTCGGGCACCCAGACCATCACCGTCTCCGATTCCACAAGCCTGACCTGGACGAAACTGATCGCCATCAGTTCGTCCGGGGACTCGGCGAACGGCATCTGGATCGCCCGGGTGCCCACGACGTTCACCAGCACCGGCAGCGCGGGCCTCGCGGCGCTGGGCGTGTCCGGGACCGTCGCTGTCCCGTTCACCAGCAGCGGGACAGCCGGGCTGTCTACGGCCAGCCTGAATGGCACCGGCACGGTCACGAACACGGTCACCAGCTCGGGCAGCGCCGAGCTGGCCACGCCTGGCGCGGCCGGAACGGGCAACGTCCCGTTCACCAGCACCGGCACCACCGGCCCGCCCGCGGCGGTCATGTCCGCGACAGGGACGGTCGCGAACCCGGTCACCAGTTCAGGATCGGCGGCCCTGGCCGCGCCTGGCATGGCCGGGACAGCCAGCGAATCGGGGACGACCGGCGCCAGCGGCTCGGCCGCCCTGCCCAGCCTGGCCGCGTCCGGGACCGTCGCTGTCCCGTTCACCACCACCGGCACCATGGGCCTCGCAGCACCCGGCGTGGCCGGGACCGGAACGACTGGGCCCTACACCGCCACCGGCAGCGTCCAAGCCGGGACGCTCGGCATGGCCGGGACCGCCAGCATGCCGACCGGGCCGATCACCACGTCCGGCAGCGCCGGGCTGGCCACGCCCGGGATGGCCGGGACGGAAAACCCGCCAGTAGCCCCGGCATCGGTGTCGTTCACCGCCGTACCGGGCCTGGCGCAACCAGGCGCGTTCACGCCCGGACAGCCAGGCGGCACCAACATCACCGGTACCGGGTCGATCGGCCTGGCCGCACTCCAGTTGCGGAAGCCAACGGCGCAAGGAAGCGGCCCGCTTCTGGCGTTCCCGTTCTGATCCACGCCTCTACTTGACCTGCTGTTTTGTTCGCATCCCGGCCTGTGGGGGCGAAGCTCCCGCAGGAACCGCAGCTACCAGTGACCTACCAAGAGGGGAGGCCGAGGTTGGAAGACGACAACCACGACCGCCGCCACCTGGGCGACGAGCCGGTGATCGCCTATTCCGTGAAGGACATCCTCACGGAGATGCGGGCCGACATCACCAACAAGCTCGACCGTTTGTTCGACCTGCTCGCGCTGAAAGCCGACAAGGGCGACCTTGCGGCGTTGCAGCAGAAGGTCGACGCCCACGACTTGCACCTGGCCCAGATCCAGGGCGAACTTGACCGCGCGCATAACCACGTCGCCTGGCGCAGTGAATGGCGGCGGTGGCTGATCCCGACCATCCTGTCGGTGGCCATGATCGCGATCATGATCGCGAGCATGTTCCTGACCGGCGGGAACACGCCCGCCGGCTGACCGCCCGCACAATCCCCCGCCCGTAGCCGCTGCCCGCGGCCCATCCGCCACTCCACCAGAAAGGAGGGGTGGCGATGAGCCGTACCGGCATGCCACCTTCCACGCACACCGAGCAGGAAGACCATCCGTGGGAGATCGAGATCCCCGATCACCCGCCCCGCACCGACTCCCCGGAGTACAAGCAGTCCCGCGCGACGATGAACCGCATCGCCCGGGAAGTCCACGGCTTCTACTACGGGCCCCCGCCATACCAGGACCATCACGGCGGCGGCCTGTGGCTCCTCGACGACGACGGGTGGTTCCTGGCCCGCAACCTGGCGGGTATCGAGTGGGCTAGCCAGTTTTGCGCCGACCCCGCCCGGGTCGACGAGCTCCGGGTCAACGCCCGCCGGATCTACGCCGGCTTTCCGGACGCTGTCCGCGAGCTGGGCATCCGTGAACTGCTCGACACGCCCATCGTGGACGCGGCCGGTATCGCCCGGTGGACCGACTCGATCTGCAACGCCAGCGTGCCGCTCACAGCGGAACTCCATACGGGCGTCTTGCCGCACGGCGGCGGTGTCCACCACTACCCGGCCCCGATCACCGAAATCCAGACCTTTACTCGAGGCGACTTTCAGCTGTGGGTCACCGACCGGGACGGGCACGCTCACGCGGTCGTACCGGTCGCTCCACGCGGGTCAGGGGACCGGCGGGTGCATGTCCTGTGGTCGGCGCCCGGTTCGGCGCTGCACGCCGAGCACCGGATGGCGCTGGCGGCCGGGCGGCGGCTGGTGCTGCCCGAAGACGACGACCTGGCCCGGCAGGCGTTCGCCCGGCAGGACGCGGAGGACGGCCAGTGAAGCTCCGGGCGCTGATCAAGGGCCCGGCTGCGCGCCGCGCCGTGTTCGGCGGCAGCGACGGCATGATGTCGCTGCTCGGCGTCGTTGGCTACCTGCTGGTCACGCATCCGAAGCTGATCTTTCCGACCGCGCTGTCCGGGGCGATCTCCTCCGGGGTGAGCATGGCGGCCGGGGACTTCATGTCGGCCGACACCGACACCCGCCTGCCCGGCGCGGCAGTCATGTTCGGGGCCACCGTCATCGGCGGGGCCGCCCCTGCTGTTCCGTGGGCGTTCACCTCCGGCGCCGCGGCGCTGGCATGCGCCGCCGGCGTGTGCGTCGTCATCGCCGGGCTGGTCGCATTCCTCCGGGAAGCAGGCCCGGGTCAGCGGTGGGTGATCGTCGGGCAGACGTTCGCGATCCTCGCCGTCGTCCTGATCGTCACCATCGCGTGTGACCTGTGGATCGGGAGCACGGCGTAAGCCGCTGGCAGCCGCCTCAAGCAGGTCGCAGGGGTGCTGCTGAGGACGAACGGGCAAGCCGGCGTCGTACCGCCGAGCACCTATCACCGCATGCTGAGTACCGCTTGACGAGCGTCACCGGCACTAGGAAACGCTGAGCGCAGATCACGCACGTCAGCTCGGCAAGGGGAGTGCCTGGCGGTACGGACGGAGGAACGCGCTGGGGTAGTTCGGCCGGCTCACCCGAGCGGGGCACACCGGCACCGTACTTGGCCTCGCTCTCGCTCATCCGGAACGCGCGAAGCGCAGCGCGATGAGCCGCAGTGCGCTCGTAGCGTCCATGGCGCGGTGACTGCCGTCCTTTGCCGTACATGTCATAGAGGTTGTCGGACTGCGAGCCATCGAATAGGTGGGTTATGTCGCCGCACGGTGGATTGTCGCAGTGGTGCAGGATCTCGGCCCCTGGCGGGATCGGGCCGTGCTCGAAGGTCCACACCAGGCGGTGTGTGCGCCAGAGCTTGCCCTGATAGGTGAAGGCTCCATACCCCTTCTCGAATCGCCCTCGCGTCCATTCGAGGCATCCGTTGGCGGCCCGTTTGAAGCCTGCATGCAGATCATCGGCTGTATTCGCCTTCACGTTCTAATTCTAGCAAGAGAGGGGGTAGGGGTGACTGCTGTTCATCGCCACCCCGTCAATCAGGCGCTCTACGACAATCCCTCGCGCGTGGACCGAGCGGTTGATCGCTTCGTGACGTTCTTTGGGTCGCTACGGTTCATCGCCTGGATGACGGCCTTTATCGTCGCGTGGCTCGCCCTGAACACGCTCGCACTCACAGACGCGATCCACTTCGACAGGTATCCGTACATCCTCCTGAATCTGATCTTCTCCACGCAGGCCTCCTACGCCGCGCCGCTGATCCTGCTGTCGCAGAACCGCGCCGCTGAACGGGACCGGCTGAAAGCCGAACACGACTACGAGGTCAACGAGGCCGCTCTCACCGAGATCCGCGCCGACCGCGCGCTGACCATGCGGGTCTGCCAGCTGCTCGGCGTGCCCATCGACGCCCCGGACGGTGACCCCGCCGGGACCGCACCCATCAAGGAGCAACCATGACCGCCAGCGCGGAAGGCCGCGACTACAGCGCCTATCAGGCCCCGCTCACCGCCGCGGACCTGAGCGGCCTTAGCTTCGCGTTCACCAAGGTCACGAACGGCCTGACGGAAATCGACCCGCACCTGGCCCGCAACTGGGCGGTCCTCGGGTCGTGGGGGAAACCTCGCGGCGGCTACCACGAACTCGTCGGATCGGCGTCCGCAACCGCGCAGGGCACCTATTACGTGGATGCGATCAAGGCCAACGGCGGGCTAAGGCCGGGTGACATCCTCGCGGTCGTCGCGTCCGACTATCCCGGTGTCACCGACGCGGACGTGAAGGCGTGGTGCGACAAGGTCCGGTCCCTCGCCGGCCCGCAGCACCCCATCGTCGCCTACACGGACTTGGACGTCGCCAAGACCCTCGTGGCCACCTCCGGGCACTATGACCTGTGGGTGGCATGGCCTTCCTCTTCTGCGCCCGGCCCGTCCCAGTGGGCCCCGGCGAAGTGGAAGACCTGGCGTTTCTGGCAGTGGGGGACCGAAGGCGGCGTCGACGCGGACGCTTTCAACGGCACCACGGCGGACCTCGATTCGTGGATCGCGGGCTACACCGGCTGGACGTTCCCGGAACCTGCCGGCCTGCACGTCGTGAAGCAGACCCGCGACGGTTACACGCTGGTCTGGGAGCCGGTGACCGGCCCGTCCGGCCAGAAGCCCACCGGGTACAGCGTCTTCACCTATGACGCGGCCGGCGAGCTGGCCAGCCACCAGACGGTCACCGGCACCGGGGCGTCCGAATACGGGCCCACCGGCAAGGGCCTGCCCGCTGGCCGGTACGAAACGCACCTGTGGGCCAACGGTGCCCCAGCCGGGCCGCCGCACGCCACCATCACCGTCACGCTGACCCGATAAAGACCCGCCCACGCCCCGGCCCGTGCCGGGGCTTTCGCATGCCTGGGGGATAGGCCATGTCGCTGACCTACGTCACCATCACCGGCACCTGGGAAGACGGCTCGGGAGAGCCGCTGAACGGGACCGCGACGTTCACGCCGTCCGCGAGCGTCTACGCCTCCGGTGTGCCCGTGCTCCAGGCAGACACCCCCGTCCTCGCGGCGATCACCGGGGGGCAGCTCCTCAGCTCCTCCGGTGGCCCGCTACGGCTCCTGCCGACCGACAGCCCCGTCACCGTCGAGGGCCTGACGGGCTTCTGGTTCTGGACCGTGCAGATCACCGTGGCCGGCGTCGACCAGGACCCGTGGTCGTTCTTCCTGCCGTCGACACCGGCCACGGTCGACCTCGGGGCGCTCGTCGGCACTCCCGCCGGCTGACACGGCCCCGCTCATCCCGCGTTTCCCGTGACCTGACTCATTCCCGTACCCGGCCTCCTGGCGACCGCCAGGGGGCTTTTCTCATGCCCCGGAGGCATCGTGTACGAAGGCGCTACCCCCACGAAGTTCGGTCAGTTCGCAGTCGCGGAGCCGCCGCACTTCGACCGGATGCAGCTGCACCGCGGCGAGCCGCTGCGGGAGGTGTCCTGGCCGATGGCGTTCGGGCCGCTCGATCAGGAGGACCTGATCGAGCAGGGCATCTTTACCGACAAGATCGTCATGGGCGCCGCGCGGGTCGACGCGCTCGGCTCGTGTACCGCGCAGTCGACCACCGCCCACTACGGGGAGCGGCTGCACGTCGCCGGGAAGGACCTCACCGCCGCTGGCCTGTCCGCGACAGACCTGACCGGCAACGAGGTGTGGGCGATCCGCTTCTACCACTCGTGCACGTCGCAGACCGGCGACCCGGCGCAGGAGTGGCCGCCGACTGACTGCGGGTCGACGGGCCTGTACTGCTGCAAGGAGATGCTGGCCCAGAAGCGCATCGCTGACTACAAGACCGCGACCGGCGCGGCCAACCTGCTGTCCATGCTGCAGGCCGGGAGCGCCATCATGGGCGGCCCGTGGTTCAACTCGTGGATGGCTGTCGACTCGGACGGGTTCGTCGACGGTGACGGCAGCCTGGATGCCCTGTATGAGGCGGTCGCGTCCGGTGTCGCTGGCGGCCACGAAACCACCCCGCACACGATCGTCCAGCTGGCCCAGACCAGCAACGGCATCGAGCTGGACAAGACCATCATCGAGGTGCGCAACTCGTGGTCGACCTCCTTTGGCCTGTCCGGTGATTACCGGGTTCACGCCAGCACTCTTCAGTTCCTCGCGAGCTATTTTGACTACAAGCAATTTGTGGTCTGACGCAGTAAAATAGGATGCGTGGCGACTCCTGAGCGGCTCGAATACCAGCGCCAATGGAAAGAACGGAAGCGCCGCGAAGAGGGCATACCCAAACGGGGAGAAAAACCATTCTGTGACAATGGTCACCCACGTACGCCCGAAAACCTATCGGGTAAGAGCGGTGACTGCAAAGCCTGCGCGAGGGAGCGCATGGCTGCGAAGAGGCGAGAGCAGGGGATCCAGCCTCGCCACCCAGGAGTTACCTGGACTTGTAGCCACGACCCTGGGACGAACATGAGGTACGTCAAGGGCAAGCCAAAGGGCTGCAAGGCCTGCCATCGAGAGAAGCAACGGACCCGCCCATGCGACGCAGAGCAAAAGCGCGCCTACGCCCAATCGCACCGGGACGAGATAAACACCCGGAGGCGCGCATGGCGCGCGGTTAACCGTCCAGACGCCGTTGAGTTCATAAACGGCGACGATTTGGCGGTCGAATACGCCAGAATCATCGACGGTGATCCGTGCGTCTATTGCGGACGGCCAGGCATCGAGAAAGACCACATCATCGCGGTAGCAAGCGGCGGGACAGGCGAATGGATCAACCTCGCGCCTATCTGCCGCCGCTGCAACGCGAGCAAGCAGGACCGGGACGTCCTCCGGTTCATGCTGCGACGTCTCGTCCTGGCCGCCTGATAAGGCTTAACCGGACGCGCCACCCCCTGAACGTTCCTGCCCCAGTTGAACGGAGACGACATGCTGGCATCAATCAAGGCGGCGCTGGAAAGCGCCAGGGCCGAGCTGGAGAAGCTGGCCGCCGAGGCAACCGGCGAGGCCCGCAAGCAGATCGAGGCCGCGCTGCAGCGCGTCACCGAGGCCGAGACGCAGATCAAGGGCCTGGTGACCAAGTACGAGCAGGACATCGAGGCCACCGTCGAGGCCGACCTGCCGACCGCGAAGACGGAGCTGGAGTCGCTGGGCAAGAAGCTCGTCGCCGACGTGCTCGCGATCCTCGCCTCGTCCGGGGTATGACCGACCCTGTACCCGAGGACGAACAGTCGCACGATCTGGATCCTGGGTTTCTCGGTGCCTGGCTGATCGGCATGGCCGCGGTCGCCGCCTACGTGGTGACGTGGCCGGTCCGGAAGGTCATGAGGCTCGTCCGAGGCCGCCGGTAAACCGCCCGGACACACGAAAGCGCCCGGCCGCCGGTCCCCATCACGGGACTGGTGGCCGGGCGTCTTTTTTTTGCTGCCCTACCGCCGCGGTGGCGCTGGCCGCACGGGCGCGCGTGCGGCTGCCTTCCGCTGGTTCCACTGGGCCATTCCCAGGACAAGCAGGACCCCGGCCAGGCTCCACAAGGCCCACGTCAGGGCGTAGATATTTATGCCAGCTCCGGCCAGGAGCAGGATGCCGAACAGCAGCAGCCGGACCGCACCGGACTCTGCGGGCATGGCACAAGGCTAGACGGCGTCCCGGCGCGGGGTCACGCAGACGCACCCGGGGCCCAGCTTGCTGCTCCGAGTTCGCGTCCGGCGCATCGTCCGCTATCCTTCTCTGTGCCGCCGGGCACACGGCGGCTCCAGGCAGGTTGCCCGAGCGGCCAAAGGGAGCGGTCTGTAAAACCGTCGGCTACGCCTTCGGTGGTTCGAATCCACCACCTGCCACATCCTGCGAAAACGGCCCGTTGGCTGCGGATTTCGTGCTAGCGGGCCGTTTCTGCTCTGTCCCAGGGTGTGTCACCTTGGGTCGCTGTAGACCGTTGTGTTGCGGTGTCCACGGACGCATAGCGGACGGGCGTCGGTGCCGGTAGGACGGTCGGTGTAACCGTCGGCTGTTTCCACGGACGGCCACGGACGGGCCGCGCTGGGGCGTGTGCTGGCTTGACGTTCGCGGCTGAGCTGAGCGTGCATCCCTGTGTCCGCCCGGCGGCCCGGTGGTTTCCCGGGGCGGGGCGGCCGGGAAGGCGGGTGCGGTGATGGCTGGGGTGGCGGTCCGGGAGAGCGTGACGCTTGCCGGGCGGGCGGAGCGGGCGCGGGCCGCCCGCACGTTCGTTGGTGAGGTGCTCGGCCCGGGGCACCCGTGCGGGGATGTGGCCGTCTTGCTGGTCAGCGAGGTCTTCGGGAACAGTGTCCGGCACTCCGGCTCGGGTGCTCCGGGGAGACGGTCACGGTCGCGGTCAGGGCCGGGGGCGGCATCGTCCGGGTCGAGGTCACCGATCGCGCCGGGCCGGGGACGCCGGAGCTGCGTCCTGCGGGCGGTGATGCGGAAGGCGGTCGCGGGCTTCAGCTCGTTGCGGGCCTGTCGGCCCGGTGGGGCTGGCGACGGCGCGGCGGGCGGACGGTGACCTGGTTCGAGCTGCGGCACGGCTGAACCTTCCCGCCCGGCGGTGACCTGGCGCGGGGTTAGACGGCGTGTGACTGGCCTGGCGGGTCAGTCCCGGTTCGGCCCGGCAGGTACATTCCGGCCCCCGCCAGCGGCTTTCCCCCGGCCGGGGCGGCTGGCGGCGGGCTGCTTGACCTGGTTCTTGTCGGGGGCACGAACACATGCCGGGGGTGACCGCGGCCGGGCAGATCGCCTTTACCGTCAGCCGGGCCGCCTGTGCCCGCGTCGCCGGTCGTGTTCGTGCGTGACCACGCAACCGGCGGGCGTGCCTGGCACTGCTAATGTCTGGCCCATGCCTGACACGGTCGGCGCGGACGTCGCAGTGATCATTCCGGCCAGAAATGAGCAGCTCAGAATAGCTGCGACGGTGACGGCGGCCACCGCTCTCAGCAGTCTCGTGGTCGTCGTTGACGACGCATCGCGCGATCAGACAGCTCATCTCGCCCGTGAAGCAGGCGCATTGGTCGTCAGCCGCCGCCGCAGTCACGGTAAGGCGGCTGCGATGATGACGGGCGCGCAGGCGGTCGCTGAGTTTGAGGGACGGAACTGCTCGTCGAGTCCTAGGCATCTGCTGTTCCTGGACGCCGATCTTGAAGATACGGCCAGCGAAGCCGGGAAGCTTGTGACCCCGGTTCGTGAGGGTAGGGCGGACATGACCATCGCGGTGCTGCCCGCGCAGAAGACGGCGGGCGGCGGTCATGGCCTGGTGGTCCGGCTGGCGAGATCGGGCGTGGTGTATCTCACCGGGTTCCGGCCCGCTCAGCCTCTGTCGGGGATGCGCTGCATCTCCCGGGCGGCCTTCGATGCGGTGCAGCCCCTGGCCCGGGGCTGGGGCGTGGAAACCGCGCTGATCGTCGACATCCTGCGAAAGGGTTACCGGATCGAAGAGGTGCCGACCGGGTTTCATCACCGCGTCACCGGCCGCAGTTTCGGGGCCCAAGCCCACCGGGCCAGGCAGTTCCGCGATGTCGCGCTTGCTCTGGCTCTGCGGTATACATGCACGGGTCTCCTACGCCCGG